GCCGATGTACTTTGTGTACCAACAAGCGTAGCACCTGTTAAACTATTAGTTGTATTTATATAAAAATAATTTATAGCCGTTCCTGACGCTGTACTTCTAATTGCTCTATTTAATAATTTAACTACGTCCCCAGTTGCATAAGTATTAGCTGGTATTAATACTGACTTCATTAAAGTAATAGCAGTTGTACCTGTTAAGGCTGCACTATCAGTAATGTCTTTTGAAATTACTTGTAAAGAATTATTAGTGCTACCTAAAAAAGATAGGTTTTGTAATTGAGTAACTCCGTCGCCAATTTTGTATGTGCCTGTTTGCTCTAAATAAATAAGCTGCCCTACATTTAAAACCAAAGTAGGGTTAGCAGCGAAAAAAGCAGCGTTCTTATAACCTAATTTTATATTTACATTTGCCATTAAACTATTGGATCTATTATTGTTGCTGTATTACTGTTTATTGTATCTATAATCTGTTGTAACACTTCGACTGTGTAAGTTCCCGAAGTGTAAAATGTTTGTAATGTATTACCACTTTGGTCTTTAATGTCAACTTGGAATGTGCCTACTATTTGATTTATATTACCACCTACATAAATATAATTATTATCTAAGATGTTACCGCTATCAATAGGTAAATTACACCCATCGTTACCCATTGCAGAACTAATTGTTAAATCAAAAAAGTGTCCACTAACATCGTCATCGTTACGCTCAGTAAAATCTGTTAAAGAAATATTTGCATCAAATTTAAAAGCACCTAAATAACCGCTATTACGCACTTGTCTAAGATAGTTTGGCACATCGTAACAAATACGCTCAGTATCACTAAGCACTTGGTTAATATTGCTTATATCCTTATTTACTAAATCACTAATCACAATCATATACTTGCGACTAACTACATTGTCAGTAACGCTGCTACCTTGCAATATAACATTCATAAAAGGATAAACAATTTCTACATTTGTGTCCGCTTCTGATTCATCACCAAAGTAAAATGAGTTTATGCCTTTGTGCTTTAACGCAAAGTTTTTAAATAATTCTATATCTTGGTTAAGTGTTATCATTTACTCTTCGTGTCTTCTCCAATAGTTAAAACGATTAAACTCTTCATTCCCAAAATCTAAGTCACCACGCATAGCCACACCGTTAGTATAATTTCTAACTGTTGGATTCATTCCTGTATTACTTGTTTCTAAATATTTTGGAAACGTTGTTGTATTTTCAATTAAATAATCAGTTACTAATTGTGCGTAACGTTCTGCATGAATGCGCCATTTATCCATTAGGAATTTAACATCACTAATATCTGCTGAACTTGAATCCGCTGAACCTTTTACTTGAATACCCTTGTTTTGATACGCAAATTTAAAGTCAGGGCTTGCTTCCATTTTAACGTACCAACATAAAGCCTTTGCAATATAATCGTTTATAAGTGCTTTCTCATTTGGATATAAAGCCATTGTTGGACTTGCAATTATTTTAGTTTTTAAATCATTGTATAATTGTGTGCCTAATATTTTTTGTATATAAATATCTTGCACCATAATAATAGTGCTTTCTAATTTTTTCCAATCCACGTTGCCATCGACACCCGCCAATTTTTTAAAGTAGTCTTCTTGTATAAATAAAACGTCAGCCATTGTTTATTTTTTTTTATTTCGTACCCTAGTTTCGGCATACCATGAATGGTTGCAAGTGCTATCTATAAAGCTACCTTTGTTAGTAAATCCACCACGATAGTCCCACGCATTATCTCCAAAGTCATTAGACATATTATCAATAGCTTCAAATTCCCAACTCATTCCTTTATTTGTTAAACCTATTGTATCTTTGCAAAAATCATGAGAAGTGCTTAATAAATTTTTACTTATTTTATTTGGGTTACTTGCATAACTTACACCCTCGTTTAAATCGTAAGTATAAACAGTATAAATTTCTCTACTTACAATCGGATCGGTTGGTTTATCCAATGCCTTTTGAGTAGGTTTAAAGCCATCAACTGAATCAGTCAATAATTCTTTATCAATTAATCGTGCTATACTTTGCTCAACTTTATAAAATTCGCTTTGAGTAATCTTTGCAATTTCATCAATAGACATACTAGAATTGCCTTTTAAGGCAGTTAAAACAGCATTATCTAGTTCTTCTACACTAATCACTAAAGCATCAGCAAACTTCATTATTTGACGTTCGTATTTTAATGCTTCGTTTGAACTTTTTACTCGTTCTCTTTTAATTACTGTATAAGTTGTGGGGTCTTCAATGATTGCACATTTTTCTAAGTGCGCTAAGAATTTATCTTTTTCTTTTGACATTTTAACTTCAATGCCTAATATTTTTTTAGCTTGCGTTTCGTCAATTCCATAAGCTGTCAATCTAGTTACTGCTAAATGTTCGTTAATTTTGCCCTTAGTATAATCCCTTACAATACGATACATATCGGCATTATCCGCAGCACTTAACCCTGTTAAATTATCGTTTGTTATTGTTGCAGTTATTGGTAATGGCTGTCCGTTTATATCCGTTGGAATGGCTGTTAATGGCTCATATCCTTTTAATTTTCTACGTTCATCCTGTGTTAAATCTGCATCATTTGATAAATCTGCGCCAATTAAACTAATAGGCTCAAACATCATTTCTAAATATTCACCAGTCTTTAAAAATGATAAATAAGATAAAAATTCTAATAAGTCAGTTTGACGTGGCTCAATATATCCTTTTACAAATAACTCTTGCAAGATTAACAAGTCAGGGCTACCACTTAAAAATGATTCATCAAATTTTATATTAAATAATTCGGGGGCCATTTCGTGGCCCGCAAATATTTTTTTCATTGCACGCTTTGAAGTAAACAAAAATTTCTCAGATAAATCATTTACAGATACATCAACTACTTCGGGTGCTTTGTCATCCCTATCAGAGTGTGTAATCATTAAACTTTCGCCATTCTCGCCTGTGTAAGTACCTTTAAACGAACGCTCGATTGAATTGATCATGTCATCGGTTGGTTGACCGTTAAAAAAGTTTATTATTTTACCAACTGAAAAACCGCTGCTAACATAATTCTTATTGAACGTACTAATGTCCACATCGGTATTAATATCATTTACGATACTTTGATATTGTGCAATAGGGTAAACGCTTTCTAATTTACTTGCACTTGCTGTATAATATTTAAAATCAATAAAGAATGTGCCAGCAGTTCCGTTATTTTCAAATTTATTGATACACTTAATATCTTTTGACTGAGTATTTCTATTCCAATTTTTACTAAAATATAATTTAGTTTCACACTCAGATATTCTACAATTAGCAGAATTTAAAAAGTACATTTCAATTGGCTGCCCTTGTAAATTAGTTATTACTTCTACATAAACACCATTAAATAATTCAGTATTTAAACTTACTTTTTTACCAGCTTGATTTAAAGTTTCTTTACGGTTAAAATTATCAATAAACGTGTCAACTTTAATTGTATCAACTTCATTAACTGCCTTTAATCCTTTGCCCCAAATGTAACGTGCTTTACGGTTAACAATAGCCCTATGCTCAGGATGCTCGTTAAATAATCTAACTAATTCCTGTGGATATAAATTATCCTTACCATATTTAATATATCCTTTATTGTCTTCGCTAAACGTTAATTTAGGTAACGCTTTAAACGTTAACATATGCTTGTTGTCAATGTATTGAAATTTAGCCGCCATATACTACTGTATTGTTTTCGTTGCCAGTGTAAACTGGGTAATCACTTAATTGTGATACAACGTTTAATTTTCCTTTATCAATTAAATTTAATGCTAACAACGGATTTAAGTTTGTCGTGCTTGCTTGCTCGTAAACATTGTATTTGTAAAAGCCGCTTAATGTCAAACTAAAAGTACCATTCAATAAATTTTCAGTAACATTTTCAATAAAATCAAATTCGTTGTATCTTAATTTATTTGCACTTATATCCGCTGCAATAAAACATTTTACTGTATTACTCATATCGTTAGTAACCTCAAATAAATACTTCGCATTCGTTAACGTTGTCTTTTCAGATAGCGTTAATATTACTTTGTTAGTTGTATTTTTATTTATTAATATCACTAATATAATATAGTATTTTTTTAAACTTTTACAAAAATAAAAAAAGCAACCGATTAAGATTGCTTTTAATATTTGTGTAATTAATTTACTATACTAATAAACCAGCTAAGATAGTGTTGTCAACTTTAACAGCCGATACTGCTGAACGTCCTTTGATTGTTAATGTGCTACCAATAAAGTCACCCATTGCAGTTCCCGATTCAAATTTAGAATCAATAGCGTTTGAGCCATATCCACGACCTAACATCCAAGCGTCACCGTTTTGCATTACTGCAATAAGTACTACCTTGTTATTTAAAATCAATTCTAATTCTTGTTGATCTAATGTATTTAAACCATTCATTTTAATTGAACATTCCCAGTCATAAGCCTTAGTACCTGAAGCAGTTGTTCCTGTTCCTGTGTAAGACCACATCCCTTGTTCAATTTCTTGAGCGATAGTTTTCCATGCTAATGTTTTAGTAATAGCAGTTACAACGTTTGCAGTTAACGTAGAAGTTAAAACGTTAGCAAATGGTGTAATATACCATGAAGCTACGCCAGCTGTTGTTAAACAGTCTTTTAGTGTATAATTTTGAGTTAATGGACAAGGCATTTTTTTATAATTTTATAATGTTAAAAATGAAAGGGGTTAAATTAATAACCCCTTAATTTATTTATCCTACGTAAAGAGTATTAAATCTTTGATTAGTTACGTGAGCAAAGATTGTAAACACTACATCGTAAAAATAGTCTTTACGAGGTTGAGGGAATTTGTCAATAACAACCATGTTTAAGTCTTCCATTAAGTCAGTACACCATTTGATGTTACTTGGAACAGCAACAAACATTACGTTTTCAGCAATTGGCACAAATTTAATTTCTACACCTAAGTAGTAATATTTATCTGCAACCATGTCAACACTAAATACATCTCTGTATGTCAAGTTAACGTTTGCAATATTGATTAATTGTTTGTGTGAACGTGGAGCGTAGATGTATGCTTTTTCATCAGATGCAGATAAAGTTTCAGCAACGATACCAGCGTATAATAATTGGTATTGTGCAACGATTGTACCAGCAGTGATTGCAGCAGTACCTACAACTTTAATACGACCACCAACGGCAGCGTTGTTATAGATTGCACGTGTAATAACCGAATCAAATAATGTAGTTGGCATTGCAGCTACTAAAGTTTTTTCAGCAGCACCAACAGATGTATTTGCAGTACCAGCAGTTAAAGCAGCAACAGCCGTTTTAGTTGCAGAAGTTGCACCATTCCAAAATTTAGTTTCAGCATCAGCAGAGATTGACTTTGCTACACCGTTTAAAACCATTTTAGCGAACTCATCAGATACATCGTTCCAAGCACCTGGCTTCATATCACGATTAAAACGAGAAGTACGTAAATCATTTGGAGTAAATGCGTCTAAGTATTCAACCTTTACTGGAGTGATTAATACATCGTTAATACCGATTGTTCCTGATGCTGATGGGTTAACTGCCCAGTTTTGCATAGTTACTGTATTTACATTTTCAGTAAAGATAGTACCAGCTTTAATTCCTGTTTCAAAAGCTACTAAGCCTTCAGAGATTGTTTTGTTTTCAAAGATAATTTCAGAGATTACTGGATCTGCAGCTACTCCGTTTATCGTTACTAATTGTGAATAAGATATTGCCATTGTTTTTGTTTTTTGTTTTTTAGTTTATAATTATTATTTTTTAACCTACGAATTTATTTTGTTTTCTCAATTTAAATAATTCTAAAGGAGTTAGTTCGTTGTAATTTTTTTCTACTTTATTGTTAGCTTCTAAGTTTAAAGCAACCGAGTTTTTATCGATTGATTCAATAGCACTTAAAGCAACTGATAAACCTTTTTTAGTTTCGCTTAATTGTGTTTCTAAGTTAGTTTGCTTTGCAGCGTAACCTTTTTCTAATGCTTCTAAACGGCTTAAGATTGCTTTCATTTCATCTTCTAATGGTTTAGCTTGTGTTTCAATTTCCACTTCTGCTTCCTTAGTAACAATTTCAGTAATTAAACCAGCAACGCACATAATTTTAGTTCCGTCTGCTAATTCATAAGTACCTTCAGCGGGTACAGCCACACCGTCAGCACCAACAAATGAAGCCATTGCGCCAACTTCCATTTTGTCAACTGAAAG